TTTTACTAAATGTAGCCATTTGTTATGCTCCTCCTCCGTTGTAAACATCTAAGTTATCACTAGCAGTTGCTCCTAAAGCGTCAATCTGTGGGTCACTTAATGCAGCGTTACCGCCAACCAAACCGATGATGTCTGGGTCAGATGTAATAGAATCTGTTATCGCTTTAGCAGCAGCTGTCGTAGCAACAGCTTCCGTCACACCACCAGCAGCTACTGCACCAAGTGTATTGTATTGAGCGATTAATGGACTCGGTCTAACAACACGAGGTCTTCTGTACGGTCTAGCCATATTAGCACTTCCACCTACGCAACGCTAAAGCTTTTCTTGTTGGTCTACCTTTTGAGTCTTTCATCGGTCCCTGCATACCTTTAAACCTGCGACAAAAGTTCTCTTGTCGTTTCTTCCTTTCACCAGTTGGATTACTTTCTGTTACAGGAGCTTTCAAGTTAGAACCAGTCGCACGATTGTACTTAGCTCTTCCCTTTTCAGTTAGCCCACCCTTACGGGACTTCTCACCTCTACCGAGGGATAACGAAACAGACTTAGGCATGATTACTTCTTCTTAGGGAACCCACGCTTCATATTAGCGTAAGCTTTTGGTGTAATCGTTGATTTCTTTTTACTGCGGCTAATACCGAGCTTTCTTCTTCTATTAATGTTTGCGTATAATCCTTTTGGCATATCTATTTCCTCACTAATATTTCCATCATGCGGTCGAGCTTGTTATGCATTTCCTGTATTGCCGTCTCAACCTTTCCAATTCTATTCTCTACGGCTATATCTCTCTCCTTCTGTGCAGCTAACTCCACCTCTATCTTAGTCATTCTTTTCTCACCGAGATCAAGACGTTCAATAACACGTTTGATAATCCACCCGATCACGCCAAGAGCGACGACAAGGATGGTGTTAAGAAAGCCAGAGAGGGAGTCGATCATCGATGTTAAGTTTTAATAATGTAATTTAAAATGATGGTAGGCTGGACATTGTTGTGTGGTTGATCTCCACCAGTCTCTTTAGTGTCGCCTATACTAGACACTGTCGGGGATAATCTAAAACTTGATGTTCCTAGATTCATATCATTGGCGATCCCTCCTATTCCGTGGCTGTGTGATGGCATTTCGTTTTCCGTAAGAGTGTGTGTAGATGCACCGCCTGTATCAGCAAGAGCGTCTGTACCGCTTAACAAACTTCCACCCATACCAGCAACTACTCGTCCACGAAGGTCAGGAAGATTGAATGTAGTAGAACCGTCACCAACACCGTAAGTCGTGCCAATAACAGCAAACAAAGCAGCTTGAGTTGTCCTGTTTACTGCCGACCCATCACACAAAACATAACCCGTAGGAGCAGTATTACCAGCAAAAGCTGACACCGTTCCAGTTGGTATACCTGCATTACTATCCACATACGCCTTAATGCTTTCTGATGTAGCTAATGAAGTAGCAGAAGCTGTAGCCATTGTATCATCGTCTTTTATATCAACAGCTACAGGGACAGCACTAGCACCGCTTACATTACCAAGTACACTAAGGTTTGCTATAGCAGATAAACCTGCTTCACTAAGCTTCGCTAAACGAATACCACCAGCAGTGCTGTTGTCGTGTACTCTAAGAGTATTGTTTGTTGTATCTACTGTTACTTCACCTTCTGCTCCAGTAAAGCTACTGTGCTCGGTGTCTGTACCTCTTCTAAGTTGTACTGATATATTTGGCATGATGGTCTTATACGATTGATCCGAAGTCTAGCGTAAGTGCAAGCTTTGCGGAAGTTACAGCCTCATCGGCTAATTGCGTGGTATCTACTCCACCGTTTGCGATACTTAATGTAGCGTCTCCAGAAGTAGCTCCTCCACTCAATCCGGTGCTGGCGATAACAGCAGTGATGTCTCCGCTTCCTCCGCTAACAAGTGTACCACCTGCGGTCGATCCGTCGTGTACGTGAAGTTTCTTATCGTCTGTTGTGTAGATGAGTTCCCCAGCAGCCCCAGTAAAGCTACTGTTCTGCGTTGCGGTTCCTCTGCGAATTTGTACTGCTATACTCATAATGTTTTATACTATTTGTCCGTAAGAATAACGAGCCGATACAGGATCAGTGGCTACACTCCCCCAATCATACTCCGTTGGAATGTCTGTTGCTACTTTATATCCCCGTTCAATAACAAGGATTTCTGAAAGATTAGGTGGTGGTGTATCGAACTGTATCTCATCTGCTCCACCTGCTACTGTGTAGTCGTCTGGGTCTTGTACAGCACCGTTAATAGATACTAATACAGCAGAAGAAGCTACACCGTTTGTAGTAAAGGAAAGAGAGAATGTATCAGTCGTACCGTCCCCTGTGAATTTATTAAAGTCTGGAGTAAGCCCAACACCCGTAGCAATAGCAGATGCAATACCGTCTACATAAGCTTTCGTCGTAGCGTCCGCTAAAGCAGTAGGAGTACCTACATTTGTAATACGTTTGTTCTTAGCGTCCCACTGTGTACCGCCTTGTTCTAATTGCAACGACGCATCATTTAACTCACTGATCTCTTCAGCAAGATAACGATTGTGAAGGTACGCTCTATCTAACTCCGATTCCGTTAATACAGAACCATTTACAAAGTCTACAAGGTTCGTGTCGGGTTGGCTCTTTCTGCGTACTCGGACGATTTGTCCAGCTGTTGCTCCTGTAGTAAGTACAATCTTTTTAGTCGGAGAAGTTTCAATAGTGTAGTCAGCTGTTGGACCTAATGTTTTAACAACACCATCAATCTCGACTGTTACGTGTTCGTCCTCAAGGTATTCAAAAGTAAAAGCAAAGTCCGTCTGTCCGGCTGTCGCTGTATAATCTTGGAAAGTGTTAGCCATGATGTTAAGTGTATATTATTAATTATTGAGTGAGAAGAGCAAGTCCTTAGTCAGTTTGAGAAGATTTCTAATATAGATATAGGTCGTCCTGTTTCGTCTGCTTTCAATTCTAGGTTCTCCATTATTTCAAACAGTGGTACATCTTCTTTATTTATGAAGTCATCTAAAACTGTAGGGTCTTCAAGCATATCCTTCTGTGTTTGTTTATAAAACTTCTGAAGCAAACTATCTAAGTCCCTTAAACCTTCGTTAACAAGAACATCAGGATTAGTCTCACTAGCTACAAAACCTTTATCGAACTTTTTATTCCAACGATTGCTGTATATTAAATCATACACAGCGTCTTCTAAGTATTGTTTTCTACCTTTTATTCTTACTTGAGTTTCCCTAAGTCTGCGATCAAATGCGTAAGATAACGTCATACCGTCAGAGTTCCTGAATTCAGTCATACGTATTCCGGGGTAAAGAGTAGCTGGCTTACGTCTTATATTACCGTGCGTATCTGTTGCTACTATTTTTTCAAAATCAGAACGTTGCTTCTTTCTTCTAGGTGCTTGTCTAATGATAGCTTCAGTAACCATTGTTTTATTAGAAACTAAATCGTTACCCAACAAATCAGTCTTCTTATTAATAGGCATAATGCCTAAAACAGAGTACATGACTCTATCGTAATATCGACCACCTCGTAAATCTGCTATGGCTGCGTCGCCATTCGCCTCGTAAGCTTGCACAATTTTTCTAGCTTGAGCAGGTACAGGAACATAACTAGCAACTAATCGAGTGAATGCACCAGTAAGTACTTCTCCTTCTCCTCCTACAATCTCCTCAAAGTTCTTAACACCTTCTGCTAGAGGCATCGCTTTAGATAATTGGATGAGTGATTGTTTTAATACAGACCATCTATTTTGGTCCTTAGTTAATATCTTAATACCTTCACGCTCTTCAATTTCTTTAACACGCTCAAACGCAGCCCAGTCAGCCATGAAAGCTAGAGGGAATGACCAAGGTAAAGCAGCTGAGTAGTCACTACCAAATGCTTTAAAAGATTCCATTCCGGTCTTCTTCCTCTGGTCGTCTGTCATCCACGCTAAAGAACCCGTAACATTACCGCTGGTAGCACCTAGGTAACCAATCGCACCTATAGACATAGCTATTAAAGCATCAGTCAATAGTTCGTTGTTATACTTAGCTCTACGAACAAAAGCTGTTTTAAGTCTGTCGTCTAATAAATTAAACTCTTCTTGGAAGCTTGCTTTCGCAGCGTCATCTAAATCTGGTTTAGCTAATTGCTGTCTAGCTACCTCCATATCTAATTCAAGTTTTCTTATAATCTTGTTATATGGATTAGATGTCTCACCAATTCGTTTAGGTAATTCAAAAGGAGACACTTCAAGTAAACCTAACGAACGCTTTGCTGGTGCTGCTACTAATCTAGCTCCTCTGTATACAGCTCTGATAGGCACACCAATATAGGGCAAGAAAGCATTAATACCGAAGCCTAACAACCCATCATCGTTACTTAAATCCTTTAGGTTGTTAATAAGTTTCTCTGCTGAATTAACATATACATCTTCCAAATCATCAGTGTTACTAGCGAACAACAACTCTTCACGAACTTGGTTTACTTCATCCATGAACTCGTGTGTATCGTTTAATACTTCTAGCCCATCGCTATCGATCCAAGCTGAGTTGTATAATTCTTCAGCCTTTTGTTTTTGTTTAACTGGGTCGTCAGGAAATTCTAATAATGCTTTCTTATTAGATTCTGAATATATTCTGGACTTTATTATCTGCCTTTTAAATACATCGTCTACTGTCTGTATACCACGCACACCGAGCGATAAAATCTGATGAACTTTGCCCATTATAACAAAATCACCAAGGGATCGAGCTACATTGTCTACGGCTTCCGCTCTCCTCTTTGCATCTCTAGCTGCTTTAGCTATCAAAGCGTGTTCACCTCTAGGCAGACCTACCGTACTTATCTCATCAGCTAATTTACCTGCTCGCCTATCGGTAGCACTCATGTTCTCTGCAAATGTGCGTCTCATTGACTCACCTAAGCCGTTTAGATCAGTTAACATCTTGAATGCACTAGCTGCTTCGATGTGAGCCATCTTGTTAGCAATCGGTAAACCTTTATCTAAATTGGATAACCAAGTAGCAGGTACTCTAAAGAACTGTTTAAAACCAGCACCGATACCTGTAGGAACACCTGCAAACACAGAAGGAAGTTGGTCAATCAAAGCCATCTGTCTAGCTTGCTTAACACCTCTTATGAATTTAGTACCTTTAGTCGCTACATCTGCTTCCAACGCTGCAAAGAAAGCTTGCTCCATATCTGCATACAACCTAGCGTTTTGTTTCTCTTTAGCTTCCGCTACTACAGTTCTGTCTAAATCAGCTAACTTCTGCTTCATTCTTTTCTT